TACAGGTATCCGCTGTCGATGTCGGCTTGGATTCCGACCAGGCCATTGGGGTCTCGCGCTGCGAGCGTGGCGGTCGTGTCCCCGGTCTTGGGAGACCACAGACTTAGGTAGGCACGCCTACTGCTGGGATCGGTCGAGTCATAGTCCTTTTCTGCGGCGAGAAACACAGTGCCGACCTTGGTGGTGTTGTCGTCGGCCTTGCGTTCGCCGATTCTGGCGAACGCGCCGGGGTCGTGCTCCGCGCGGCGGCCGCCGTTGAACGTGAGCGCGCTGACTTCGCCCTCCTGCTGCGTGGTGGACTCGACCGCGATGTACGGGTGCCGGTACGAGCCGCTTCCGTGGTAGAACTGGATGCCTGCGCCTTCTAAGGAGTCCGTGCCGGAGATTTCGGTCTGTTTGAAACTCGGGCTGATTTGCACCCTGTTGCCGGTTCGGGCGGTTCGGAAGGTGCCGGTCAGGAGGTTGTTGGCACCGTTCCCGTCGAGGTGGACGGTTTCGTTGCCGTTGGCGTCGGTCATGGCGAACTGGCCGGTGTCGAGGTTCCAGTAGGAGCGTTTGCCGGTGATGACGCCGGTCTTCATATAGGTGGCGTTGATGTACAGCAGGCCGTTGGACAGGTAGAGGCCCTGTTTTTGGCCGTTGTTGGTGAGTTTGTCGAAGATGTAGGTCTGGGTCAGTTCCCCTTCGAAGGTGTCCACGTAGCTGCGGGCGGCGGTTTCGTCGGTGCATTGCAGGCCGGTCCAGTACCAGTCGGCGTCGGATGCGGCGGCGGTGTTGCGATCGACCTGAATCCACAGGCGTGCGGTTTTGGCGTTGGATGGCACGGTGTAGCTGCCGGACACGTATGTCCAGCCGCTCGCGTTGGCGGCGGCTCTGGCGATGGCCTGCCAGTGGTTCGTGCCGTCGGTGCCGATCCAGTAGATGCCGAAGCTGCTGGTGACATTGCCGGCCTTGCGGTACGCCCAACCGGACAGGCGGAACGTGTGGCCCCGGAACGTGTCGAGCGGCCATCCGAAGTACGTGTCGCGCACGTTGCCCAGGTGGATCGCGCTCGTGATGCCCTCGGGGTGTGTGGCGGGCATTGTCTTGGTGAGTTTGCTCGCGCCGAGCTTGTCGAGGTCGTGGTCGGGGTCGCCGTTCGGGTTGCGCACGAGGTTGCTGCCGTAGGCCATGATCGCCTCGACGTAGGTCTTCGCGCCGGACAGTGCCGTGTTGGCCTTGGCGGTCGCGTCGCTTTTCGCGCTGCTGAGCGTGCTGGCACCCACGCGGTCGGCGTAGGCTTTGGCGGCGGTCTGCGCGTCCGTGGCGAGTTTCTGGGCTTGGGTCTGGGTGGCGAGGCCGGATGCCTTGTTGCCGTTGATGGTCGAATTGGCGGACAGGCTGAATTCGCCGGTGTCCATATCCCAATAGTTCAAACCCTTTTTGTCGGTGAGACGGCCGGCCTTGACGAGCGCCGCATCCAATACGCCGGTCTTCATGTACGTGGCGTTGAGGTAGAGCAGTCCGCCGGACAGGTAGATGCCCTGCGTCTTGCCGTTGTTCGTGAGCCGGTCGAAGATGCTGCGTTGGCCCAATGATTCGTCGAGCGCGTCCACATAGGCCTGCGCCGCTGATTTGGCGGCATCGCTGTCCGATTTGGACTGCGCCTTGGCTGCGGTCAGGGCTTCCGAGGCCTTGGCCTCGGCGTACTTCCTCGCCTCCGCGAGCTTGGCCGTATCGGCCGCGTCGGCCTGACGCTTCGCCTCGGTGATCGCCGCCTGTTTCGCCGCGTCGGTGTACGAGTTCGCGTCGGACACCGCGCCGTCGGCGTACTGCTGGACGGTCTTGCCGCCGATGGTGCTGCGGGCGGACAAACTGAATTCGCCGGTGTCCATATCCCAGTAGTTCAGGCCTGCCGCGTCGGAGAGTCGGCCGGTGAACACGGTGTCGGCGAAGATGCCTTTGCCGTTGGCGAGGCTGCGGAAGTCCCAGTCCCCGTTCGGTTTTTTGTGGTCGGCGATGCGCCAGTAGCCGCCGCCGATGTGGATGCATTGGGTGGGGTTCTGGTCTTCCGGTTTGTCGTAGACGTAGATGCCCTGGCCGGGTTTGAGGTACGTGTATCCGCCGGTGGCGTTCATGATCTGGTTGATCCGGTCGATGAGGTCCTTCATGTACGGGCCGGTGCCGCCGGCGGCGCTGTTCCATGCGCCGGAGTTGGACACGAGCTTGTCGAGGGCCTGCTGTTGGGCGGCCATGCGCTGCGTGTATGTCTGGCGGATGTTGCCGAGGGTGATCTTGGTGTCGGCGAGGCTGCCGGCCAGGTCTTCCTCGATCTGGAGGATGCGGCCTTCGAGGCGCAATGGTGTGGTGAAGCTGGTGTCGATGATCTGCACGCTGTCGCCGACGTCCGTGCCTTCCGGGTCGTATCCGGCTTGGCCGAGCGCCGTCACGTCGGCGGTGTAGGAGACGACGGGCGTGGTGCGGGTCTTGAGCGCCGCTTTGGTGAGGTTCAGGAGTTCCTTGGGGTCTTCGCAGTCGGGGAAGTCCACGCTTGCTTCGCTGTGGTGTTTGGTGCCGTCGGCTCCCACGATGCCCCAGTTCGCCAGCGCGTTGTCGTCTTGGATGTAGGGTTTGCCGTTGTTGACGTCGGCGAAGCTGATTTTGCGGCCGTAGCCTCCGGTGGCTTCGCCTTCCTCGTTGGTTTGTTCGACGCCTTTGCCCCACCCGTAGAGGCGGGTGATGACGTCGCCGCTGTCGATGTCTCGTTTGATTTGGGTGAGGTCTTTGCCGTACTCGAAGCGTTTCGTGGTGCTGGTGGAGCCCCGGTGTTCGAGCAGGTGGATGATGCGTTGGCCGATCCGGTTGCCGGTCGGGTCGGGCTGGTATTCGGTCTGGACTTCGAGCCTGTAGGTGTCGGCGGTCTTCTGGACGGCTTCGAGGACGGTGCAGTGGTAGAAGCTGAGGTCGGCGGTGCCGGTGAGGGCGCCGGTCTCGACGGTGCCGACCGTCCACCGGGTGCCTTCCAGTGCCTTGGCGAGGCAGGCTTTGGCGTTCGCGTTGCGGTTGCGTTTGTCCTCGATATAGGTGCGAGACAGTTCGGCGATGCCGCCGGCGCAGTAGGCGACGGTGACGGGCATGCCTGCGGCGCGGGCGGTCTGGGTGGACTGGCACAGGTATTCCGCCCAACGGCCCATCGAGTCCTTGAAGACGACCCGTTCGTCCTTGTTGATCTCGCCGATGGTGGTGATATCAAGGGTGTCGGTGCCGTCGGTGGCTCTGGTGCGGACGGCTTTGATGGCGTAGGGCAGGTCGCCGAGCGGGTTGCCCCAGCGGTCGAAGATCATGTAACGCAAAACGTGTCTCCTAGATGAGTGTGAGCGGCCGGTACGCGAGGCCGGCGGCCGTGACGCCGGACGGGGTGATCGTGTTGGCTCCCGGCAGGAGCGGGAAGTAGTCGGAATCGAGCGTGGGGGTCATGAGGTTGCCGTTGACGCGCAGCCCGCGCGCGTCCGGCGAGGTGTCGATCGTGATGAGTCCGGTGATCGCGGTGGCGGATGCGAACGTGAGCTTGTGGCCGTGCGCGTCCTGTATGCTGATGGTCTTTGTTCCGCTGGCTGGGGTGAGCGCCCATGCGGGCCAGCATGGCCGGTTGCCTTTGACGTGGATCGCGTTCGCGCCCGTTTTGAGCGCGATGGATCGGCTACGGCCGACGAGATAAGGGGCGGCGTCGATGCTCACGGTGACGAGCGTGGCGACCTGCCGGGGGCCGGCCCATTTGTCCTCCCACGCGGAAAGGCTCATGCGGCCCCGGTATTCGCCGGGCAATCCCCGCCATGAGAGCGTGACCACTGTGCCGGCCAGGGCCGCGAGCCGTGTCTTGGCGGCGAGGATGTCGTCTTCGCCGCCGATCGCGTACAGGGCGAGCGTGATGGCGCGGTCGCCCATGTACGCAGCCCCCGAGGGGTCGGTGAGGGTCAGGTCGAGCCGGCCGTCCCGGCCGGGCATGTCCTGCACGCTCACCGTGGGTTCGGCGTTGCCGATGGTCACGCCGTCGGAGGTCAGGGACAGCATCATGCGTTCCAGCGGGACGCCGTTGAGCGTGGGGTCTTCGACATGCGGCAGGCGCATGCGCCGCTGGTAGAGCATGATGCTTTCCTCTCTGTTAACGGCCTCTCATGGCGAGGCTGTTGAGTTCGTAGCTCATTGGTTTGGCGAGCTTGCCGGCCATGACCTCGCCGCCACGGTCGTTGAGGTTGAGCGTGATGCCGGCGGCGAGGGCCGCGTCGATCGCGTCGATGATGTCCTGTTTGGTGGCGTATCCGCCGGCCTGTTCGTCCATCGTGTACGCGATCCGGCCGCCGTTGACGGTGCCGTGGTATGCGAGCGGGGTTTCGAGTCGGCTGGTGTCGGTCTTCAGGCTGACGGTCGGGACCATGTCGGTCAGTCCGTCGATGCTGTCGGCGACGAGGCCGCTGGCCTTGTCGATGCCTTGGGCCATGCCGGCGGGTATCCATTTGCCGACCTCGTCGCGGAAGATTCTCGATGGCGAGTGGATGCCGAGCACGCTCTTGGCCCAGCCGACGAGGCTGCTGCCGAGGTTGCTGATCGTGTTCCTGACCCACTGGAACGCGCCGCCGATGCCGTTGATGAGGCCTTGGATGACCTGACGGCCCGTGTCGTACAGCCATCCGCCGGCCCCGCTGACCGCGCCGAGCACGGTGTCGCGGATGCGGCCGACGGTGTTCGACACGGATTGGATGCCGTTGGACACGGCCGACGTGATCCCGTGCCAGATGTTTCCAAGGAACGAGCCGACGCGGTTCCATACGCTCGTCCATACGCCGCTGATGGCGTTCAGGACGGTCGAGATGGTGTTGCGCACATTCTGGATGTATGTGGACACCACGCCGCTGATCGCGTTCCAGATGGCGGATGCGACGGACTTGACCGCGTTCCAGACGCTCGTCCATACGCCGCTGATGGCGTTGAGGACGTTGCCGATCGTGTTCCTGATGCCGTTGATGATCGGCGTGAAGAACGCGACGATCCTGTTCCAGACATCCGTGAAGAACTGGCTTACGGCCGTCCATACGCTCGTCCAGATGCTTTTGATTCCGTCGAGGATGTTCGACAGGAACGCTTTGATGCCGTCCCATGTGGTCGTGAAGAACGATTTGATCGCGTCCCATGCGCCATGCCAGTCTCCCTTGAGCAGGTCGAGGAACACGACGATGACGGTGCGGATCGCGTTCACCACGGTCGAGATGTAGCCGCTTATCAGCGTGAAGATCGTGTTGACGACGTTGTAGATCGCCGTCCATACGGTGCTCCATACGGTGTTCGTGCTGTTCATCTGCTGGGTGATGAACGAGAGTATCCAGCCGAACACGGTGTCGATGCCGTTCTGGATCGCCTGCAACGGGGCGACGATGAGCGCGCCGATGACGGTGAACACGTTGACGATGAAGTCCCGGACGCTGGTGAAGATCGTCGTGGCGGTCGTGCTGATGCCGGTCCACACGCCGGACAGGAACGTGGTGATCGACGTCCACGCGCCGGTGACGCCGCCGCTGATCGTCTGCCATAGGCCTGCAAAGAAGCCGGCGATGCCGTCCCATGCGGATTGCACGCCGCCTGTGATCGTCGCCCATAGGTCGGCGAGGAATTCGCCGAGCCCGTTCCATATCGCCTTCGCGCCCTCCACGAGCGCGGCCCATGTCTCGGACAGCCATGAGGTGAACGCGGCCCACGCCTTGCGGCCGACCTCGGTCTGGGTGAAGAACCAGACGAGCGCGGCGACCACCGTGGCGAAGATCGTGACCCAGAATCCGACGGGATTCGCCTTGAGGACGGCGTTGAAGGCCCGTTGGATGGCGGTGCCGGCGCTCGTCACGGCGTTCCATGCGAGTTGCGCGTTCTGCGCGATCTTGGTGGATGCGGCTATCTTCTGGATGCGGCCGGAGATGCCGCCTATGCCGTTGACGAGGTCGGTGACGCCGTTGGCGGCGTTCTTGACCTTCACGGCGGCGTTGAAGATGCCGTCGAGCCCGCCGGCGACCGCCGTGATGCCCGCCGTGGCCGTTTTGAAGCCGAGGAACGCGGCGACGGCCGGTATGAGCACGGGCGCGAGCTTGCCGGCGTTGCCGACGATGAGGTTCAACGTGTCGGCGACGAGTTTTATGGCGGTCGCGACCCCGTCGGGCGGCATGAGTTTCACCCAGTCGATGACCATGTTGACGACGCCCATGATCGCGTCCCGAATGGTGTCCCATGCGCTCTTGAACGCGGTGATCGCGCCGTTTTCCTCCAGTTTGGAGTAGAGGCGCTGGAACCAGCCGATGAGCCCCTCGATGCCTGCCTGGACGACGGGCACGGCGTTGGTGACGCCGTCGGCGATCCAGCTCATGCCGCCGGTGATGGCGGGTTTGACGCTGTCGAGCACGCTCGCGCCGAGCTTGACGAACGCGGCTTCGAGGTTGCCGGTGGCTCCCTCGATGGTGCTGGCGGATGTGGCGGCTTCCACTGCGGCGTCGGTGAAGCCGAGCGACATGATCGCGTCGTTGAATTCCTGCGCGGTGATCTGCCCGTCGGCCATCGCGTCGCGGAAGTTGCCGGTGTAGGCTCCGGCTTCCTTGAGTGCCTGCTGTATTTTGCCGCTCGCGCCGGGGATCGCGTCCGAGAGCTGGTTCCAGTTCTCGGTCGTGAGTTTTCCTTGGCCGGCGGTCTGCGTCAGCACCATCGCCACGGACTTGAAGGTGTCGGCGGAGCCGCCGGCGACGGCGTTGAGGTTGCCTGCGGCTTCGGCGAGCTTGTCGTAGTTGGGCACGCCGTTGGCGGCCAATTGGGCGGTGGTGTTGCGGATGTCGTTGAGGTCGTAGACGGTCTTGTCGGCGTAGTCCTGCGTGCTGGCGGTGAGTCGTTTGATCTGCTGTTCGCTGACGCCGGCGAAGTTCAGGGTGCTGGCGAACTTCTGGGCGCTGTCGGAGGCGCTGGTGATCTCGCCGGACAGGCCCATGAACGCTTCGATGGCCTTGCCCGCGACGCTTTGCGCGATGCCGGTGATGACGCCGAGTTTCGCGCCGAAGCCGCCGGCGAAGCCGTTGCCGGCTTTGATGCCGGCGGTGTTGCCGGCGGTTTCCGATGCGCTGCCGAACGCCGATTCGATGGCCTTGCCGACGCCCTTCATGCTGGGCACGACCTGCACGAACGCGGTGGCGATCTCGATTGCCATGCTATGCCTCCCTGATGGTGGTGCGCGGTGCGGCCAGGTATGCGGCCAGTTGTTCGTCATCCATCGCCACGGCCTCGCCGCCCGTGGCTTCGTGCCGGACGGTGCCGGGGCGTTGGAGCTGTCCGCGCCAGCGCGCGCCCTTGCGTGAGGCTTCCTTGGTTTTCGTCCAGGCGAGGAACGCGAGGCTGTCGCGGATGTCGGCGAGGAGGTAGGTCTGGTCGTCCCATGCGAGGCGCGGGTCGAGTTTTTGCCAGATGATGGCCTGACGTGGCAGGTTGGCGGCCAGTGCGGCCGCCCGGTCGGCGGGCAGTTCGCCCGTCCATATGAGGTCGGTGTTGAGCCCATAGAAACGCTGGAAGTCCGCTTCGAGCGCGTCGGGCGCTGTGGCGAGCATTCCTATGAGCGTCAGGAGTTTGGGGCGACCTGTTCGAGGAGCTGGGCGATGAAGTCGCTGACCTTGTCGATGCTCACGCGGCCGGTGTCGGGGTCGCGCAGCGCGTCCTTCATCGCCGTGTACTGGTCGCCGCACAGTTTTTTGAGGAAGGGGACGATGGCGAATGCGCCGCTGCCGTCGCCTTCCTGCGCGTTCTGGAGGTCGTAGAGGTATTCGACCATGTCGAGGTCGTTGAAGATCGCGGGGCCGACGGTGACGGTGACGCCCATGACCTCGACGGTCCTGGGCTGGTTTTTCGGGGTCTTGCGGTCCTGCGGCTGCCTGGCTGCCATATGCGTGTCCTTTCAGGGTGGAAGGGTGCGCCCGTCGGGGCGGCGGGCGCGGGGTGTGGTCACTTGTCGGCGATTGTCGCGGTGGTGACTTTGGCGATGTATTCGACGCTGGTGGCTCCGTTGATGAGGTCGCTGGGGTTGGCGCTCATGGTCACGCCGTAGCCGATGGCCTCGCCGGCGCTGTAGGTGGTGTCGTCGAATTCGGTGATGGTGCCGTCGGCGACGACGATGCGCTTGACGCGGTTGCCGGTCATGGCGATCTCGAACACGAGCACGAGGCTTTCGCCGGACGGGATGGCGTGGTAGACGGTGAGCTTGTCGGCGGTGCCGGTGACGTTCGCGGTGCCGAAACGCAGTTTGAGGCTGGCTTCGTTGGTTTCGATCATGTTGAACTGCCATGTCTCGCCGTAGCCGCTGATCTCGGACAGCACCTTGATGCCGCCCATCTCGTTGATGTCGGTGGTGTCGGTGTCGGTGGCGTTGGTGACGCCGTCCTCCGACAGGTAGCCGACGCAGGTGTAGGCTGCCGGCAGGGCGGTGGTCGCGTCGGAGGGCAGGGTGGTGCCGGCGGGCGCGTAGTAGAGGCAGCCGGTCTTCTTGGGCTTGCCGAGGCTGACGTTTTTCTTGTTGTTGTGGTTGGTTTCGGCCATGATGGTGCCTTTCGGATGGTGCGGCGTCGTCTTATTGGGTGGCGGCGTCGAGCTGGATGGTGATCTGGTATCGGGGCTGCGGCGGCGGGCCGGGGTCGGGGAAGTCGATGACGCTTTCCACGCCGACGGCGGCGATGGGGTCGAGCAGGTCGAGGTCGAGCAGTCGAGGCAGCAGCGTGCCGGTGGCGAGCTGGCTTGCCTGCCATCGGCTTTCCGCCCATACCCGTATGGCGAGGATGGGGTGGCTGCTGTATTCGAGTTCGCTGCCGCCGACCCGTTCGATGGTGACGAACCGTTTGGGCCGGTCGGCGGGCACTTCGAGGTATGCGGTCAGGCCGTCGCCGGCGGGGTCGGCGTCGATCCAGTCCTTGACCGTTTTTTCGAGGTTGAGGCTCATTGCCGTTTCACCGCCTTGAGCAGCGTGTTGTGTTTCGCGTTGTCCTCCATCGCCTTCACGTTGCCTTCGGAGCCGTGCCCGGTCGTGGCGAGCGCGACGCTGCCTTTGGGGGTGCTGACATGGGTTGCGGCCTCGTAGGTCGCGCCTTCGACCTGTGCCATGCCGTTGGCACGGGCGGCGATGAGCGTGGCCTGTCGGTCGATGGCCTGCTGGATGGGTGCGGATTGGCGTACCGCGCGGAAGCCGGCGAGGTTGAGTTTTACTTTCGCCATGGCGTGTGGTCTCCTAGCCTCTGGTGTCGGCGAGTTCGACGGTGAGGTTCCATCGGGTCGGGGTGATGCCGCCCGTGTAGGGGCGGGGGTCTCCGATCACGGTGTATTCGACGCCGTCGATGACCGCCTTGGCACCGCGCAGACTCCGGTAGGGCCATGCGCGGGGCATGTGGATGGTTTTGGCGACTTGGATGCCGTCGGGGCGGATGCCGTCGGTGAGGTTCGACTGGCGGCTGTCCTGTATGAGCACGTCTTCGACGGTTTCCTCGCTGGTGTCCCAGATGATGCCGCCGCCGGGGTCTTCGCCTGTTTTGGTGCGGTGGATGAGGGTGATGGTCTCGCCTCTCATGCCGCGCCTCCTGCGAGGTCGTATGCCCATGCCTCGCCGTCGCCGCCCAACGCTTCCTTCTCGCTCGTGGTGAGGTAGAGGTCGCCGGCGGGGTTGGCGTAGCTCAGGCTTTCGCTGTAGCTGCCGGCGGTCTGGGTGGATTGGGTCACGCCCGACATGTCGGGGCCGGCCTGCATGGCTCGTTTGACGGCCATGCAGGCGATGCGCTTCAACGTGGCGGGCTTGGCGTTGGCCCATTGGGGGCAGGTGGTGCGGATCAGGTCGCTCGCGTCCTGCAGCAGCGTCTCGGCGCGGGTTCGTTCGTCGCCGGTGAGCGCGTGCCATCGGGCTTCGAGGTCGCCGACCTGCGCGAACGGCTTCTCGTCGTCCGTTTCGTCCTCTCCCCCGCCGTCTTGCGTCATGGTTGTGCCGTCGGACAGGTTGAGCGGGGTGCTGGGGTATCCGTCCATGCGGGGTCTCCTTAGGCGAGGATGCCGGCGGCCTTGAGCTTGGTCAGCGTGGCGTTGACCTTCGCGATGATGGCCGCCGAGTCGGCGGATGCGGCGAGCTGCGCTTCGGCCGCCTGCTGGAGCACGCCGCCGCGCGCGCTGGCGGTCGGCGCGGGCGGGGTGAAGGTCGCGGGCTTGCCGGTGATCGAGTCCCATGAGACGGTGGCGACGCCTTCGGCGAACGGGGTGCCGTCGGGCTTGACCAGACGCACAGGGATGACGAGGCCGGCCTCGTCGGCCTCGTCGGTTTTCTGCACTACGAGCGTCTGGGTGAGCGGCGCGGCCATCACTTGGCCGCCCTGCCGGTGGCGGACGGCTTCTTGAGCACGGCGATGCCCTTGGGGTCGAGGATCGCGTAGCTGTACATGGCCTCGGTGCGGTAGGCGATCTGGTTGACGCCCTTGAGGTCCTTGCCGGTGTTGTCGGGGTCGCCGTATTCGATGATCTCGCTCCAGATGTCGCGCACCATGCCCCACTTGATGAGGCGGAAGTCGCCGAGGAAGGCGAGGATGCCGGTCGCAGGGGTGATGAGGCGGCCGTTGACCGTGCCGGACGTGGCGGCGGGGATGCCGTCGAGGTTGCCGACCTGGAGGTTGATCGGGATTTCCGGGTAGAAGCGCTGGCCGGTGGAGGGCACGCGAATCTTGCGCAGCTCGTTCGCCATGGTCTTGGACATGGCGATGCCGTTGATGTCGTACTCGTCGCTGACGGCCTCGGCGAGGCTGTCGATGTCGGCGACGCGGTCGTCGGTGGCCGTCACGCCGACCGCGGTTTTGGCGAGCGCGTTGAAGCCGTCGAGGGTCGTCTTCTTCTTGGGGTCGAAGGCGTGGTAGATGACGTAGTCGAGGACGCGGCCCATTGCGGCGGCCTGGTCTGCCAGAATCTTGCTGGTGATCTCCAGTTTGGCGTCTTCGTCGGCCCACTGGAGCTCGTTGCTGACGCGGGTGGTGGTCTGCACCTTGAAGCGTTTGCCGACGACCGGGGTGAGGGTTTCCTCGTAGCTGGACTTCTGTGCGCCTTCGGCGACGACCTCGGCTTCGGAATTGCCGGTGAAGACCATGTAGTCCTTGTCGAGGAAGAGCTGGGGTTCGCTCGGGGAGAGCGCGGCGATGGTGCTGGTGTCCTTGGCGCGCTTGGTGATGACGGTGGCTACTTCCTTGGGGAGCAGCACCTTGCTGGTGTCGAGTGCCATGATGATGGTTTCCTTTCAGATGAGGGGTGAGGAGATGTTGGCCGGTTAGAGGCCGAGGTTGCGCAGGTAGTTGACCATGCTCTCGTTCGGGCCTTTGCCGGACGGCTGGCGGTCCGCGCCGTGCACGGCCGGGGCCTTGGGTTTGGGGTTGAGCAGCTCGTGGATGCGCTTGGCGTGCGATTGCATGGCTTCGAGGCTGTCGCCTTCGATCACGTCGGCGGGTACGCCGGTCTCGGCCGACGCCTGCGCCTTCCACTCGGCCCGCTGCTTGGCGGTTTCGTAGGAGGCGACCTTGTCTTCGAGTTCCTTGACGTGTTTGGCGGCCTTTTCCTGTTCGGTCATGCTCGCTTCCTTGAGCTTTTCCAGCTCGTCGGCGGCGGCCTTGTTGGCCTTCGCTTTCTTTTCCCAGTCGCGCGAGTGTCCGAGGGCTTCCTTGTATTTGGCTTCCCAGTCGATCGGTTCGCCGACATCCTCGGATTCGGAAGACGCGGCTGGCTGGTCGGCCCCGCCGGAAGCCATGCCGCCTTCCGGCGGGG